TATAGTAGTATGTTAGCCACTTGCCGGAGTTGCACCGACTATTACTCTTAGTGACGTATGAGGGTTCGTCACACCCTCGCTCATAGACACAATGGAGATAACCCAACTCTTGAGTTATGTCACACAGATAAAGGTTTGAGATTATTCGATGCCATACTTAAATAACAACCACGTCCGCCGTCATATCGGACACACTAATATAATACCACATTTTTCATCGACAAAAGTGACAAAAAAGGGACATTATTCATACCCCTTAAATTAGCTCCTAAATGTCCCAATCAAAATCATAAATTTCACATTCTTCAGTGGTCTATTATGATTGCGATTGAATATAATTACAGTATAAGAAACCAATTAAAACTGAAAGGAATTGATCGATATGGAACTTTTGAAAAGTGATTATACTAAAACGTTAAATTTAATTAAAATGACTGAAAATTTTCTGAATAATATGGATAAAAGCCATCCAGACTATATATTTTACACTAAAAATTTAATAATGTTAGAAAGGTTAAAAGAACAACAAGAAAAGAAACTTGAAGCTATAAATCATAACTGACACCAAAAGGTGTCTTTTTTTTTAGTTATTAAATTCTGATTTCAACTAATCATTTTGCCATAAACCGAATCATTTCTCTGATTTGAACAAAAAAACTGACAAATAGTTCTTTGAAACCATTAAACACCTTTAAAACTATCTTTTTCAAATCACTCTTCAACTCAATAACCTCTCAATTCTTTAATAAACTCTCTCGCTACTTCTTCATAAAATCCCTCAATCGTTCCACCATAATATTTCTGATAAATAATTGAGTTATCTATGATTAATTGCTTTATTTCAGCGTATAGACCTTTAAAAGCCTCTTCTTTGCGCTTTACATCTCTTTCTAATCCATTGGGATCAAGCTCATATTTGCTCGATCCCATCATTGAACCTTTACGACTCATACTGCCACCCTTTCAAATTTGTATTTTAATTAACTTTTTTTGATAAACAGCTTATATTATATGATTTTTTTATCATTTTCTTCTTGTTCAAACGTATACTTTTATTAGAAATTTAAAATTATATGGGAGTTGATTTTATGGGTAAAATTAAGAAATGTGAATTAAATCCAAATATTAAACTCATGGATCGAAATAACAAATCTAAAACAACCGAAACAACTCATTTTATGTTATGGAACTTGCCATCAATTAAAACTTGCCCTTACGCTACCGAACTTTGTAAAAAACATTGTTTTGCGGCAAAACAAGAAAATGGTTATAATCCTGCTATCATTTCAAGTCGTGCCAATGCTTACGCTGAAACATTAAAACCAAACTTTGTTAAAGATATGATTAAATATATTGAATGGTACTTACAAAAACGTAAAGTTGAAAACAAAACCTGTTTTCTTCGCATACATGGTACAGGAGATTTTTACAGCTTAGAGTATATGAGAAAATGGATTGAGATTACAGATCATTTTAAAGGTGATAATCGCATTGTTTTTCAATGTTATACAAAATCTATGCCATTTTTAATAGAAATTTTAAAAGAGCGTTCAATAGACTCTATTAATATTAAAATTGTTTGGTCTATATTTGACGACACTGATCCATTTTATACTGCGTATGCTAAAGAATTAGGCTTAACGACTTTTACAGCTAAGCCGAAAAAAGAAATTGAAACAGCTATTAACGATGGCTATTTCTTATGTCAAGGCAACTGTGGGAATTGTAAGGCTTGTTATAAAGGCAAAGTTCCAAAAATAGTAATTCCTTATCACTAACCACCTATTGTAGGTGGTTTTTTGGTTGTTTAAAACATCAATTTTAACGGTTCAAACCATAAAACAATGTCGCTAAACTCATTAAATCTTGAAACTCAGCGCTATCTATTGTGACTGACTTTCCCTCAATCACAAAACTAACATTTTCATCTGTAAATCTTATTTCTAAATCATTATTAAGGCCATTAGAATATTCTAATTTTATTCTTTCTAACATCAGTATCACCTCTTAAAACTATATTTTTAATAATACTCATTCGTTTTCTTGAAAAACCAAATCGTTTTTTCAATTTTTCAGTTTGTTTTGCTATTTAAAATTAGTTTTTTAGTAACCTAAATTCCCAAAATCGCAATCCATCTCTTCTAAAAACGAGATCAAACCGTCTTTTGTATTAGGAACTTCAATTTCTCCTGTTTTAATCATTTCTGCAGCTTCATTTACTTGCTTAATCGTTTCATCTGATAAGTTAGGATTAACCCTCGGAAGTCCAACACCATTCGCATTAACATCCATTAAAATCGTACGTCCACCTTCAAATTCACCATTAGCATAGGCGTTAATTTGTTCGTAAGCTGCTTGCCCTAGATATTTCATAGCGCTAGTTAATATAACTGAGTTCCCGTTAGTCAATAATCCTTCGTCGTATTGGTCTACATCGACACCAACAATAAAGACTTCGTTTCCATCTTCGGCTCTTGTCTTAGCTTCGTTAATTGCGCCAACACCGACACCGCCAGCAGCAGCAAATACAACATCAACACCTTTGTCATACATTCCGGCAGCGATAGCTTTCCCGGCATCTAAATCCGTAAACGTCCCTTGATAAATATAATCCGTCACTTCTACATTTGTTCCTAAGTTAGCATTAGCATACGCGATCCCAGCGACGAATCCCCAACCCAGTTTTTGAACCGCTGGGATTTCCATTCCACCTAAGAATGCGACTTTATTCGTTTCAGTTTCTAATGCTGTCGCAATTCCAGTTAAAAACGATGCTTGTTGTTCAGCAAAGAAAATTGAAATTGTATTATCTGCCACTTCATACACCGGATTTCCCTCGGTATCCGTCCCTACAAGTGGTTCTGCATCAATCGCAACAAACTTGATCTCCGGATACTTCTCTTGCGCCACCCCAAGCGCTTCTTCAAACTTAAATCCTGGTAACACCATCACTTCTACGCCAGTCATCGCTAAATTATCAATCGCTTCTAAATAATCCTGTGTCGTCTCACCTGTTGGCATTAGATACTGAACCTCTGCGCTTGGATTATCTTCTTTGTACTCCAACACACCTTCCCAAGTTCCTTGATTGAACGATTTATCATCGATTGTCCCCGAATCTGTTACCATTCCAATTTTAATTCCTTTTTCTTCTGATCCTTCTGTTTTAGCACAAGCGACTAACCCTAAAGTTAGGGCAGCCACCATCGATAATTTCATTAATTTGTTCATTTTCATTCCTCCTATTCAAAAACTTCATTCAATAATCTTTCTAATTCTTCGCGACCTTTTTTTACTTTACGTTTAATCTCGCGATCGCAAAATCCCAACTCTTCTGCGACAAACTCAACACTTTTCAATTCTAAATATCGCATTTTTAAAGCATTAGTTTCAGCCGGCATATATTGCTGCATTAACGATAAGGCTCTTTCGATTGCTGCTACCTCTAACCTAACCGCCAACCATTTCACTCTTAATCGATCTTTCTTTAGCATCAATCTTTCGTATTGCTCTTCTAAACTCATTCGCGGTCCTGGAATATCGTCCGTAATCACCTTAGCTTTAATTTTAGGTTTTTCTAAATACTCCAATTGTGACTGAATCATTGCTAATTGTTCTTTTTTACATTTGTAAGTTCGTAAAGCCTCAATCGCGTTTATTGCCACATCCGTTCCCCCTTTAAGAGTTATTTGTCTTTCTTTTCTATTGCCGAAATCTTCTTCATCAAATCCACCACATTAATTGCCGTTTTAGTTAAGTCCGCATCCTTTTGGATAAGGTTATTTTTATTTAACATCGCTAGTTGACCTCTAGTAACAAGGTGTAAGTTGTCTATATCAAAATTTCTTTTATCTCCATCAAGGAAGATGACGGCAGAACCTTTCGGCACCTTCCCATGATGTTTTTCGTAAATTAATACGTGTTTCGGTCTCCAACGTCTGCCTGTATCGCTAACTTTTACCTCGCAATATCCGTCCTTAACTATCCTCTCTGAGCCTAAAGGCTTGTAATTATGAGGTTTATTCCCCTTTTTAAACGAAGTTACATTAGCTTTCGTCAAGCCTTTTGTGCCTTTATTCCATGTCGCGTGACCTTCCTCAAATCGTCCCGTTCTTCCGGTATTCAACTTGTTGCGAGTGATTGCTCCTTTGATTTGATGATGTGTATAGTCAAACCCAAACTTACAACTCATCATGCTTTGGATTTCTTTGTGTCCTCTCCCTGGTGTGATCTCTGCTAAATATTGCTTTTCTTCATCACTCCAAATATGTTGCGGTCCTTTATTTTTAACCCCTAACGGTCGCCCCATTTTTATCCCTCCAACATTTTAGGTAATTTAGTGTTTGCATCTAGTCTGTCATCCATCATTTTCTTAGACTCTAGCACTAATGAACCATTAGCGATGATTTGTTGAGCGATTGAAGTCACAGCTTTCGCTCTTGAAATTTCTTCTAATAACTCTTCGCCTTTGATATCCTCATCACTCAATCTTTCAAGTTGCGCAAATAAATGAAGATTAAGATCGCCTAAAGTGTTTTTCATTTTTTCTTCCTCCTTAAAATAACTATTCTAATCTACTAATTGAACGATGTAGTGCGTATTCCAACCGTAGTAAGTTTTGTCTTTGAAATCTTTAAGTTCAACTTTCATCCCTAACCTAGCAAACTCATCAACAATTCCGTCAGCTTTAAATTTCTTTGACACAATCGTATTGCCGAATTTTTTCATAGCGACAACTTGGAATCTTTTTAATTTCACTTTTTGCTTAGTTGCCGCGATCTCCGCTTCAAGCTCTTTTGATTCTCTGAGAAGTTTTGCTTTTTCTCCGCCCATTTTCCCTTTTTCAGATGGCGTTAACACCATTTCTTTAGGAATTGAAATCCCTAATTTAGCTAACTTGTTAGCCGTTTGGACACCGAATCTACCTTCACCCTTCGCTAATTTAGAAATAGCGTTTGGCGATACCCCCGAAAGTCTCGATAACTCTCTTTGCTTCATATTGTGTTTTTTCAAATATTCCTCAACCGTCATCGACTTATCCCCCTTTAATAGCTATATTCACAATTACAAGCCACTTCGCCACTTTCAATCTTCCCTAGATCATCAACCGGTGGCACAAAATTAGCTTCGTAAAAATCTCGCAACTTGCACTCATTGCGGTTCTTAGTACAACCTTTGCACTCAGCATACAATTTCCCATCAATCAGTGAGTGAAATTCAGCTAGTGTCAATGTACGCTCGCCGCATTTTGATAACATCTTCTCTAATTTTTTAATTTGATAGTCGTCAGCTAAACGCAATTCCCACCTATTCAATCGTTTATCTAGTGTGCTTTTTGTCTTTCGATCCAAATTGTCCTTGATGAAACTATCGAAAAATTTGCGCTGATATGTTGTCGCCATTTTTAAATACTTAATCTGCTCTTTTGTGATAATTCCACTTTGTTCAAACTTTTCCCAAATTGGCACACAGTCGCCAACTCCTGTTAGCGAGCGGACACCCATCAATAGCTGATGAGTAGCTCCTAACATCATGATTTGATTCATTTCCTCTTGTCGCAAATAACCACGTTTAACTTTGCGCTCTCTTAAGTTGACACCATCTTTAAATACTTCAAACCCTTTCTTCATCTTCGCTCTCTCCCTTTAATCAATTAAAATGGTAACATTTCGTCACTAATGTTAATATTTGAACTAAAATCCCCACCGTTCATCCAATAACTTCCTGGATCTTGTTGTTTTTTCTCATATCGCACTTCTGCCACCGTTCGTTCCTGTTGCTTTGAACCTAAAAACTCAACTTCATGCGCTACAACCTTAGTGAAAGTTCTTTTTTGCCCATCAACTTCGTAATTTTCAACCGAGATGCGCCCGACAACGCCAATTTTGCTACCCTTTTGTTGGAACTTAACCAGGTTTTCAGCTTGTTTATTCCAAACTTGCACCGGAATAAAGTCCGTTTTATCCCCGTATCCATTGACCGCTAAATTAAATTGGCACACCGCTTTACCGCCCGCTGTTTGTTTTAGCTCTAAATCTGTACTGATATTCCCGATTAATGTTACATTGTTCATTTTTATACCTCCGTTAATCTGACTCTCACTTCTGCATTTTCTGCATAATATTTTTTAATACTCAATTCAACCACTTGCTTGTCATCTTGGTAAGCTAATCCATTCAATGAATCCAAAATAGATTTCGCTAAATTATCACAATCCGGCTTAACTGTAGGACGCATTTCACCTTCAAGTTTAGCCTTCTTCTTAACTTTGCTATCTGATTTAGGCACTTGAACCAAAACCTCAATTTCGGCTCTGACTTGATTTTCATAGGGCAACCACCCAAATTGTTTGGCGTAATCTGAATAACACATTTTAACGTAATTCTCGTAAACCAACGTTTCTTTTGGTGTGTATACAATGCCTGATCTACCCATTCTAGGCCTTTGCTTGGCTTGTGCCTTGCCAGGAATTTTAAACTCTCTCATTTTGCCCCACCGCCAGTTCTAAAATTTTAGGATGAACTTTACTCGCGTCTGTTCTAGCCTTATTGAACACATCAAATTCACTAACATCAAACCCTAAATCGATAGCTATTTCCTTGAACCAAGCCGGAATTTTTTTCTTTTCTTTCCAAAGGTTGTAAGTATTACTTCTAACACCGAATAATTTACAAAACGGATCAAGCGTAATCCCGTTAGTCCTTAAGAAGTTATCGATTGTCCCTTTTTGGTTGTCGTTCTTGATATCCATTATGATATCGTCTTGGCTTTTTTTTCGGTTTCTAATTATTAGTCCCTCGTACTCTTCCAGGGATTTGTCCGCATTTTTATCCCATTTGATCTTTGTGCAAAATTCAACTTTAGATGTATAGTATGGGATGTTCTTATCTTCTAAAATACTTGTTATCAACTCTAACTGATCCCTATTCAGCGCATAGAGTTCCCCCTCTTGGCTTATTCGCGTGAAATGGTCAGTGTCATACTTCACATAAATTAAATTATTCATCTCCGCTCGCATCTCCTATCCCTAGTTTTTAAATAAATCTCCGGACCTATATCTGCATCAAAATTCAATCTTCTAAGTTCATAAACTTTCTTCATCTTTTCCCTGTATGCTAAGTAAGGTTCGCAATAACTATGGCAATTAAAACGTCTCTCAGTGCAATCTTTACACTTACGAAATACCATTAAATCCCCAGCTTTCTTATTGTTTTTTCATTAACCTTGATACCTTCGACTTTATATTTAGCGTTAAATGTCTGCCAGCCTATTGTGTGCGTTTCCTGGTGATGTTCGGCACACAATGCGATTAGCCTTAATTTTGTATGATCCACTTCATTTCGATTTCTACCACTTCCAACCGCATCGACATGATGAATATGAGCGTGTTTTTTGCCACATACAGCGCATTTACGGTGGACTAGACATAAATATAGGTAATTGTTTATTTCTCGCGCTAAAACGACTGTATTTGCGTTTAACGGCACGTCCCATTCGAAGCAAAACTCTAACAAATGTTCTATAAAATATCTCGCGGTCGTCATATCTATATTTGATAAACTAAAATACTCTCTATCTTCTTTCGCCATAAAGTCGTATTTCATATGCTCTTTGAGATACTCTGGGTGATGTCCTGTGTAATCCGCAATATCTTTAATTAACGCATAAATTTTCTTACGTTGATCGCTCGATATCCTTCTACCGTCGTCAACTCTAATTTCCCCGTACATAACATCCGCTAAAAACCTCTCGTCAATTAACTCATTAGGGATGTGGCATTTAAGCCACGCCCCTCTTGAATCCTCTTGATAATCCCAAAATACTGCCTTAAGCATTTTTATCAGGCTTTTGACTTAACATTTCAATCAACTCTTTAGCTTGTTTATCGCTCAACTTGTCGTAAGCGTCCACGCCGTAAGCAGTTTTGACGTGTTGTTGCACTGCAACTTCATTAACGTATTTTGTTTCGATTAATTTCATGATCTTAGCGGCGTTGACATTGGCTTTCGTCTTGCTTGGTTTATCATCTTTTCCGGTCGTTGCGTCTAATCCATCAGACTCTACAATCTCAAACGCATTAACCCATAAATAACGTCGTAAATAAGTTTGTACCGCTCCCAAGTTCTGCACATCGTGGCATCCCTTAAGACTTGCGTTACTCATTGGAGAGGTAAAAACTAATTTCTCATCTGTGTTCTCGGCGTTTACGATTGTTAATGTTGCCATGTCGTTATCAAAACTGATGTTGCTACAAAGATTATATTTCTCTAATAAACTGTTGATCGTTGGTAAGAAATCACCTAATTCGAAATAATGATAACCAGCGAATTTGTTATGTCCCGATTTCTTCAACGGTTTTTCTTGAAACTCACAACGTGCTTTTTGCATTTTACTGTAAATATTGTTCATTCTCTCTACCTCCTATAAAATCACTTCAAATTTAGGAACAAACACTTTCCCGTCTTTTTTCTGCGTCCCCATTAGGTGAATTGTTAAGTCATAAACTTCAACATCCCCGAAATTTTTAACAACATAATCATTTTCGATGCAGTAGCATTTGCCATCCTTCCAAACATATAGGAAGTCGTCACGCATTTTGTTCAACTCTACAACTTGGCTTAATGTTGGTTTGCTCATTATTTATCCCCTCCGAAATCGATTTGAATTTCTGTTGCAACCGCATGAATGAAAAATTTAAGGTTCGGGCATTTTTCCGTTTGCCCAAATAAACGCTTAAACATCTCTGTATCAACCAAATAAGCATTTTCAATCGCCCATCGACAGTTACGATCAAAGGCGCAATATTTAACCTCAGATTCCGGATAAAGCGTTTGGTAAATTTCTTTCATCATCATAGGTTCACACTTATCAACGACCATTAAAATCGCCTTACTCAATTCACTAAAACCTTTATTCGACGGATTCACACCCAAATCTATCAACATTTGTCTGACCACGTTCTTCATCATTTTTTCTCCTAATTTTTGTTTTTATGAATATTTAACTCTCGACTTGCGTATAATAAACGTGTAAAATATTTACGTTATTGTTTAACTAAAGCGTTGCAGCGCCTTAGTTAACCCCCATGTGAGCAAGAACCGTAATAAATTCAACGTAAGTCATCTGCTTAAAGAGATGTTGCAGCATCTCATTATTGCTGATGGCTTTTTGTTTTATCGCAATAATGTCAACGATCAATGTTTTTAACTCAATTTCATTTTTTCGACAGTAGCGTAAGAATGCCGCATCAAACTCTAAATCACTTGAAGTCCAAAAATCGATAAACCCGACCACACGTTTAGCCATTACTCCGCTTGGATGAATGCCGATTTTGAATAAAGCCGTTTCCCCATTTGTCATAAAACCACCTCATCTTTAAATCTATAATTTCTCTCTTCATTGCGACCGATTTGCACCATAAAGCGATTGGTCGCTTTTTGTTTCATACGTCCAGCTATCGCTTCATCGATTTGTCGTAACTCACTGATTAACAATTCAGATGATATGATAGTCACTAAATCATTGTTGTAACGATAATTGATTAATCTGAAAGCATAATTTAAGTCTGCATCTGTGAACTTCCCTTTTAGAAAATCGTCAATATATAAGACTTCTGCTTTTGAATACTCGTTGAAATAATTATCACGATCTAAGTCAAAGCTCATTTGCTTCAATTTATCTACAAAGTCATTCCAAATCATGTATTTAACTTGAACATATCTTTTTTTATCTTCGTCATAGTGCGTCATTCGTTCATTACAGATGGATGAACAGATATGCGTCTTACCGCATCCACTCTGACCTAGCGCTAAAAACCATTCTTTTGACCTCTGAGCGTTCAAAATGTAATCCTTAGCCTTTTCCTTCATCTCGACTTGAAATGGCTCTACAGCGTCAAAAAACCGCAATTTATGGCTTAATAATTCTTTCATGCCGCTTTCTTCTGCATTTTTCTTTGATTTACGGACTTTCATGCACTCGCAATCATCGATATATGATGTGTCATTATCTTCATCGTAGTAAGTGATAAAACCTCTATTTAGGCATAGATCACAATCGAAGTCTTTTAAATTGCCTTTACGTTGGTTATCCAACTCAACTAATTGCTGAGTGATTGTCTTTTCTCCTGCATCATAATTATCTGTAAGTTTAGAATCCCAATCGATTTCTTTAGATAATTTTAAAGCTAGTTGAGATAAACTTTTCATTTTTTCCTCCTATAAAACTTTTAAGCCACATGAATCGATGTATGGTCCTGTTTGTTTAGTCGTCGTTGTTTTTGAATTTAAGTAGCTTTCAAACTTTGTCCCGAATAAAGTTTCCGGTCTTAGATATTCTTTCATCTTTTGATCTCGTAACCAGTCACTGCATTTTTTATCAATCACTTGCTTAAAATCACTTACTGTAAATCCTTCTGCAAGTCTTGCTCTGATATGACGTTGAGTAACTTTAGATGTGTGCTTGAAGTTTTTGCCTGTTTTTTGGTTTAGATATTGAACAATTTCTTCGTATGGAAGTGGTGTCGTTGAGCTTTGCTCGACAATATCTTTTATATCTTTGTTAGTTAATTGCTTAGTTAACTGATAGTTAATTGGTATAGGTTGTTCATTTTTAAACCGCTCATTGTTTAAATCTGAACAATTAACTGTTTGATTTTGAACCGCACTTTGCTCAAATTTAGGCAAGGCATACCATGTTGTTCTGTCATAAGCTAACTGGTTATAATTCCCTTTTATTAACAATCCTTGATTCTCTAAAGATGAAATAATTCTCTGTATTTTAGCTCTATTCCAAAATGGAAATAATTCGGTTAATGCTTTTTGAGAGTTATAAGTCCATGTATATCCATCGTAAAAATGTTTGTCATTCGCTTTGTTTTTAGCTATCCAATAACTGAAATACTGATACATGATAGCCTCATTCACCCCATGCTCTTTAGCAAAATCCCCATCAAAACTAAAATTCATCATTTTACTCCTTTGTCGCTGAAATACTGTTGCTTAATAACTTCAGCTTCTGCTTTCCAATTGGTGTTTAAATCTCTATATATATCTGAGACGCATTTAGAGTCGATTTGAAACGTTATTTTGTCGCCCTCGACATCTTTTTCAACAATGTACTTAGG